GAGCTGCGTGTATTTCTACGTCAACTCCTGTTAAACTTTTGATTTTACTAACGATTTTAGACTCACGTTGCATAAGATTTTTTTTGATATTAGCTGCTTTGTCTAAATCAACTCTTACACCTTTGAATCTCATATCAACTAAACAAGGAAATAGTTTTGTCTCCAATGTAAAGACATCCATTAGTTCTTGATTGTATAATTCTATCTTTAATCTTTGCCAAAGTTTAAGGGTAGCTTCCGCATCACGTTCCGCGTACTGTCCAACAAAAAGCGCTGGCAATCTCCACATATCTTTTTTAGGGTCCAACCCATATTCTTTTGCGGCTGCTTGTAAAACGTTTTCATCTTTACCAATACCAACATAAAATTTAGCTAGTGTGTTTAATGCATAAGATAATCTATTCTCATCTATTAAAGACGCTGCAATCATTGTGTCTACAATTTTACCCTTAACTATAACTCCTGCTGCTCTTAACCAACAGACATCGTACATTGCATTGTGAAATATAAAGGTAGTATCGGGTTGATTACAGACATCCTGTAACCAAGATAAAACTAGTTTTCTGTCCATATTACCACCGGACTCGTGTTGTATAGGAAAATAGCCAGACCAGCCCTCTACAGCCACCGCAACGCCAGCAATGTGGCCTCTACCGGTAACATTACCTGACCCTAGTGTCATTAAATAGGGGTCATTAGTCTCTAAATCGATTGCTATTTCTTTGTGTCCTTTGAGATCTTTAAGTTCATCAGGCATTACCCATTCCGTTTGTGGTGTGAACAAAGGAATTTGAGTACTTCTCATTCGTAGTCCCTTTCAAGAACCATCTCTAAATAGTGTATAGCTTTTCTCACGTCCTCTTCTTTTCCCTTCGATTGATGTCTACAGATATATTTTATAGCGTTGCCCTCCGCAAAAAGCAACTTGTTTTCGTTTATAAATTCTGCGGGTTGAATTTTCATATTTTGGTAGTGCTTCCCACCTACCTGCTTATCTAACGAATCATAAGTAGCTTTCTTAAATATTTCTTTATTTGTCATTTTGTTTCTCCTCATAATCTTTATATTCTTTTATTAATTTTTCCGATGGATGCCAAACATCAACCGCTGTATGACAGTTAGGACAAGATAAATTACTTACAATATCATAGTCTTCATTATCTTCAGTGTCGTGATCTCCACCCCAAATTAGTTCAGTGTTGCAGTGCCAGCAGTTCATAATATATAAGCTCGATTAAAATCTCTTGGGTCCAAGACGTGTAATTCACGCTTCGCTCTCGTTGCTCCAGTATAAAATAATCTATGTAATTCATCTGGATCATAACTAAATGTTTCAAGCGCTGCGTTCGTTAAGTCTTGCATCAATAAAACTTTATCAGCTTCTCCTCCTTTCGCTCCGTGTATGGTTGACATTATTATTCGAGGATTTTTATTTAGTGTTTCTCCATTCGCCCTCATATTACGAATGTAGTTTTCAGTTATGGTATCTAATCCTTCAAAAGATTCATACCAAACTTTATCTATGACAAGACCGTGTTTATCTTTACAGTCTTGTAGTGTATACTTTTCATCAGAATGTAGAGTCTTACCTTTTTGAAATCCAGGTAATACATTTGATCCAAGATACTCATAAATATTTTTAATTTCTAAATGATTTAAAAGTTCACCCTTACGCCAGTGCTCCCAATTATTTAATGCGAGTAATAATTTTAAAGGTACAGAGTTCATTCCTTTAAATTGAAAATACCATCCTTGTAATTCACATAAATCTTTTGCATCATCTAAAAAATGATTAGCTGAAGATAATACTAACCAGTTACCTTCACTCATATCTACTTGTGTAATATCAGAATATCTTTTTAAGATACCTTCTTCTTCTCTTGGTTTATATTTTTTATCAAATCTATTTTGTACTTGACCAATTATTCTTTGTGACAATTCGTGTATGGGTCCACCCGGTATACGATAAGATTGATCCAATACTTTAATGTCATTGACTTCTTCTTTTAAAGCTATGAAGTGATCTACATCTGCACCAGCCCATTTAAATATAGCTTGGTCATCATCACCTGCTATGTAAGTTTTTTCTGCGTTGGCCCAAAGTTTTCTAACCATCTCCCACTGTATCAAAGATAAGTCTTGTGCCTCATCAATAAACAATACTTTAAAACTATTCACAGATTCTTTTTCAATATAGTCTAATAATAAATCGTTAAAATCTTTTAGTCCTTTTTCTTTTTTAAATCTTTTAAGTTCTTCTGCCAATAAAAATAATGTGTTACGTTCAATGTCTAGTATGTTTTGTCTTGAATCATAGTATTCTAATAGATCTATTCTCTTAACTGCAGCTGTGTTTATGATTGTCAAATATTCATTGTCTGAATTAAATGTACCATCACTATCAGAAAACTTTGCAATCTTAATAGGTATGCCACATTTTTCTCCAAACTCTTTGTAGTCATCCCGGCCCATCATTTTTTCTTTGGTCATACCTAATTGATTAAATGCATAAGAATGAAGTGTTCTAAAATTACTTAAATCATTCTCAATATCTAGATTAAATTTGTCCGCAGCTCTAGTTGCCGCCTCTGTCGCGGCTTTTTTAGTAAACGAAAAGTACCCAATTTGTTTAGGTCTTATCCCTTGCTGTATAAATTCGTCCACTAGATTCAGCAGTGTTGTTGTCTTGCCCGTTCCAGGTGGTCCTAGTATTATTGTTTTCATATTTTTTTATCTTTCTTTCTAGTATGTTATTTTTAAGTTTAAGTTCTTCATTTTCTTTTTGTAACTGTTCTATCTTTAAACGAAATCGTAAATGCCAATTAACTCCTACATCCTTATCAAACATTAAAAATGTTCTTCTTGATAAGGTAGTTTAGATGTAGAAGCTTCTACTTGTTTCATTGTTTTAATTTTAATTAGTCTTGGTTGTTGTTTCTTAACTCTAACTCTTTCTTCTTCTACAAATACATCTAATTGTTTTAATAAATTACCTGTTTGAGTTTTATCTTTTTCCCAATGATTTCTTTTACAAAAATTAAAAAAGTCTTCCATTCTAAAATATGTAAAACCATCTTCAGTAAAAGGAAGTTTGTTAAATATGTCATCTATAGTTCTTGCATTCTGTCTATTGGTAGTCCAATCTTGAAGTAGTCCAGTTAATTCATTAACAGGATTCAAAGACTCTAAAGGTTCTACTTCTTGTAAACCTTGCATCATTGGTTTTAGAAAATGTTGTTTCCAATCTTTTGGTTTTGGTACAGGTACCACTAGGTTAGCTTGATCTAAACACGCTAGTGCAAACATACCAGGATTATAAAGTTGTTCTGATTTTAATTGAATTCTTTTTTTATCTACATCTAAAAACCATTCGGGTGGTGTTGATGAATACTTTGTAAGACTACCAAGAATAGGCATTTCTTCTTCACCATATCCTACACCAAATCTTTTTGTTCTACATAAACCAGACTGACATACAGAATTAATTGGTGCATCTTTACATCTATACTTGTCATAACCTTTTCTGTTTACTGATTTAATTAATTGTTGAACCTCACTATTACTTAATGGTGGTTCCATATATTTTAAATTTGCTTCTACAATTTTATCTTCCCACGCATCGGGTGCAGATTGTTTATAATAAACTGCAATATTAAATAATGCATTGTTCCTTGAGCCCTCCCCAAAACCAATTGAAGCTAACTTATTTAAGCAAGGAGGGCCACCAGGAAATGCTTCTTCTATTTTTTTCTCTTCCGTTTTGATCGCTTCGACTTCTTCTTTGCTGCAACTGTAAACATCATAGAGCTGATAAAATTCCTCAAGTGTACAACCGGCGCCATTATCGTTGATAGCATAACGTAGTCCTTTCATTTGATTGTGGTAAGGTAAGTTTAAAAAGTTTCCAGTGTCACCACGTTCCACTAAAATTTCTGTTTGTTTAGGAAATATTTCAGAGCCTTCATAACCAAGTATGACAGACATTTGTTTTAATTTTGATTGCATCAATGATGCAGGAATGTTTTCTTTGGTAAATAAAAATACGTGTGCGCCGCCAGATTTACTACGGCAAACTATTAATGGGAGTTTAAGATTCCTAATACTTTTAACGAGGCTAGTGTGATCAAAGTTATATTCGTCAATATCAATGCACCCCCACCTACAATCATTATTTTCTGTGATAGGGATAATCCCAAGGGCTGCTCCCTCTCCTTTAAGATGATTGGTCCAGAGTTCGTCGGTGACGTTTTTACGAACAATAAAAGCTTTTCCTTGTTGCTTTCCGTTTTCGCCACGCTCACCTGGTTGGTATTGTCCATATGCAATCTCTAATCCTTGAAATATATTTTTAAATTTATCCATTATCATTTCTTATTTCTTTGTAAAGGGGGAAGTTACCTTCCCCCAATATTTATTTAGTAAGGAGTTGAATCCTTAACCTTCTCTTCTACATCAGCTTTTGTTTGAACGGTCCCTTTAGATACATTGCCAGCAAAGTCTTTTGCACTTAAGTACAAAGCCTTGTCTGGTTGACCTAAAATTCTGTCTTGTGTAACCGACCAACCATACCACGAACCTTTATCGTTCTTTTGTAGTACAGATGCTAGATTATACACAACTCCGTGCATAGGCGGGATAGCAAATCCCCCATTACCATCAGCAATTTGTATGGTTTTCATCATAGAATTCCATTTTTTACTGACGTTTAATTGAGTTGATTTCATAGTAATCAAAGCCGGAGTAAATCCTCCAGTTTTTGTCTCAATCATTACATAGTAAGAAGCTGTCTCTTCAAGATAATTACCATTTGGCAATCTAATCTTTGAGCCATCTCTCTTACCTGTAGCGATTACCGGACTGTTCGGAAGGTGAACTGCAACCGGAGCACCTGGTCCATCCCCTCTATCCGACCATTCTGGATAATCTTTTTTGTAGTAACAA